TCCCGAAAAGAGAAGAAACTATATCAATCTTGTCATATTCTTCATAAGAAAGGTAGATATTTTATTGTACATTTTAAAGAATTGTTTGCTTTAGATGGCAAGGTTACTAATCTTTCTGGTAATGATATTGCAAGAAGAAATACTATAGTAAATTTATTAAATGATTGGGGTCTTATCGATATTGTTGGTGAGTTGGGAGAAGTTGCTCCTCTTAGTCAAATCAAGGTTATATCATTTAAAGATAAATCCGATTGGTTATTAGAGACTAAATATAATATTGGTAAGAAACGGGAAGATTAATTTTGGAAAAGTTCAAATCATTTATTACAGAGGCAAAAGAAGAACCATATCGTATTCTTGTCATCTCTGCTGAACCAGATAATAGTAAATTATTTCACACCGCTCAGAGAATAACGGATGAAGCAAAAAAATCTGGTCATGAAGTTTATGTTGTGAAAGTTGAAGGCGCTATTATTACTTATGATAATGGTATTTACAATATATCAAATTCAGATGATAAAAAAGGCTTTGAAGTTAATATAAATACAGTTGCTATTATTCGTGGTTCTGTTCGATTAAAAAAGAGTTATTTGGATTTACTATCTCGCCTTGAGAAAATTGGGGTGTGTATGGTTAATAGTCGGGAGACAGTATCAGTATCTTCTGATAAATATAGGACATACGTTAAGTTACAAGATTTTGGTTTGACTCAACCTAAGACTGTTCTTATACCGAATGAGAAAACTTGGAAACAAGCAGTCAAATCTCTAGATACTAAGTTTCCTATCATTATGAAAACACTAGAAGGCTCAAAGGGAGTTGGTGTTCTTTTTATTGAATCAGAACGTCAAATAGAATCTTTAGTGCAACTACTTTATAGTCAAAATGATGATGTAGATTTGTTGATTCAAGAGTATATAGAAACTGATGGAGATATACGAGTTCTTGTTCTGGGTGGTAAAGTTATTGCTTCTATGAAACGAGATGTGGTAGAAGGTGACTTTAGATCAAATGTTTCTCAGGGAGCAAAGGTTAAAGAATACAAACTAACAGAATTAGAAGTAGAGCATTGTCTTCTAGCTTCAAAAGCAATTGATGGTTCTTGGACTGCCGTTGATTTTATCCCTTCAAAAAATCCAAAGACAGAGCCACCATATATTCTAGAAGTAAATCATTCTCCAGGCACAGAGGGTATTGAAGAAGCAACTGGAAAAAATATAGTCAAGCAGGTTATTGATCACTATGCAAATCCAGATAATAGATATTCAGTACCAACACAATGTGGTTGGGAAGAAATTGTTACAGTAAACCCGTTTGGTGATTTAATTGCAAAGTTTGATACAGGTAATGCTAGATACTCTGTTCTTCATGCAGAAGATATAGATATTAACGGTAAAAAAATTACATTCACTCATGGTGAAAAAACTATAACTACTAAGTTAGTTGGAGACTATGTTTCTATAACAGGGGGTGGAGAAGATAAAAGATATTTGGTTGAGTTGGAATTTAAATTTGCTGGTTCCCCTTATGGTAAAATTACATTCGGCTTAGATAATAGAGATGACTTTAATACAGATGTTTTGTTAAATAGAAAAACAATGAGAATGTTAAATGTCATGGTGAATCCACAAAGAAAATATATCGTTACCACCAAATTTACCCTTGACAAATAACTACGGATGTAGTATACTCTGATAATGGACTTTTACACAAATGTAATTCAATGGGGCAATCAACTTCTCGTTAGAGGAGTTGAGAATGGCCAACGTGTCAATAAGAAGGTACGGTATTCACCAACTCTTTTTGATTTAGTTTCACAACCAACAGGATATAAAACTCTAGACGGTAAACATGTCAAACCAAATCAATTTGCTTCTATATCAGAGGCAAAGGATTGGTATAATCTTCATAAAAAACAAGGTCTTGTGTTTGGTAACACTCAGTATAATTATTGCTGGATTGGTGATAATTTTCGTGATGATGTTACTTGGGATAAAGATCAAATCTGTATCGTAACCATTGATATTGAGGTGGAGTGCGAGAATGGTTTTCCAAATCCAAAGGATGCGGCTGAACCTATGTTGTCGATCACTATGAAGAACCACCAGAACAAAAAGATTATTGTTTGGGGTCTTCATGAGTTCCAAAACCATCGTGATGATGTTGACTATAGAATGTGCAAGGATGAAGCAGACTTGCTATTTAAATTCTTAGACACTTGGTCTATAATTCAACCAGATGTTATCACTGGATGGAATACAGAGTTTTTTGATATTCCATATCTATGCAACAGAATTGCAAAAGTTCTGGGTGATGATATGATAAATAAACTATCTCCTTGGGGTAAGGTTCATGAACGTGAAGTCTATCAGATGGGGCGTAATCATCAAGTATATAATATCTATGGTGTTGCTGCGTTAGATTTCTTTGATCTATATCGCAAGTTTACATATACAAACCAAGAACGATACACACTAGACCATATTGCATTTGTAGAGCTAGGTGAACGCAAAGACGGCAACCCATATGAAACTTTCAAAGAATGGTATCAGAAAGACTATCAATCGTTTATCGAATACAACATTCAAGACGTTGAGATTGTAGATAAACTAGAAGATAAGATGCGTCTTATTGAACTGTGCCTGACTATGGCGTATGACGGTAAGGTGAATATGACTGATGTTCTTGGCCAAGTTCGGTATTGGGATGTTGTTATTTATAATCATCTCCGTAAAAAGAAGATAGTAATTCCACAAAAAACAGAACATGAGAAAAGTGAAAAGTTTGAAGGTGCATATGTCAAAGACCCTCAAGTTGGTATGCACAATTGGGTTATGTCGTTTGACTTAAACTCTCTGTATCCTCACCTTATCATGCAATATAACATCTCGCCAGAAACACTAGTAAATGGTGGATCAGCTATGGTTGAGGGAATGGTGGATAAAATTCTTGATGAGAAATTAAAAAACGATACAGAACATTGCATGACTCCAAATGGTGCATTTTTCCGTAGAGATATAAAAGGTTTTCTCCCAGAATTGATGGAGAATGTTTATAATGATCGTGTCAAATATAAAAGACTTATGCTTGAAGCTAAACAAGAATATGAAGACACGGGTGAAGCTTCTTTACTTAAAAAGATATCTCGTTACGACAATATCCAGATGGCAAAGAAGATTTCCCTCAACAGTGCGTATGGTGCTATTGGGAATAATTGGTTTCGCTATTTCGATTTGTTGGTTGCTACTGCAATTACAACATCTGGCCAGTTATCTATACGCTGGATTGAAAAGAGTATTAACATTTATCTCAATAATATTCTTGGAAGTAAAGATGTGGATTACATCATTGCCTCAGATACGGACTCAGTATACATTACTTTTGACAAATTGGTTAATAAAGTCTTTAAAGAGGGAACTCCGACTGAAAAAATTGTCAGCTTCTTGGATAAGATCGCAACTGAGAAGTTGGAACCATTTATTGATAAGAGTTATCAGCATCTTGCTAAGGAGATGAACGCATACGAACAGAAGATGAAGATGGATAGGGAAGCAATTGCAGATAAAGGTATCTGGACTGCCAAGAAACGATATATCCTAAATGTGTGGGATATGGAAGGTGTTCGTTTTAAAGAACCCAAACTCAAGATTATGGGGATCGAAGCAGTCAAGTCAAGTACCCCTGCTCCGTGCCGAGAGAAGATTAAACAGGCTCTGAAGATTATCATGATTGGTGATGAAAAACTGCTAAACAAGTTTATACAAGAATTTAGAGAAGAGTTTATGAAGTTACCACCAGAAGATATTGCTTATCCTAGAAGTTGTAATGGTGTGCAAAAGTTTCGTGGTGAATCTCAACTGTTTGCAAAGGGCGCTCCTATTCATGTCAAGGGAGCAATTCTATATAATCATTTGGTTAGTAAAAATAAATTGGAAAATAAATATCCTCTGATACAGGAAGGCGATAAAATCCGCTTCCTTCACTTGCGTCAACCAAATTCATTCCAATCTTCTTCATTTTCTTTTATGACAAAAGTACCAAAGGAGCTTGACATTATTGGTAAAATAGACTATGATATGCAATATGAGAAGTCGTTTCTTGAACCGCTTCGTGTGATAACTGATAAGTTGCAGTGGATACTAAGAAACGATGAAGTAGGAAGTTTAGAGGACTTTTTTGGATGATATTAAATAAACAAGATGCGCTTTATGCAGCGAATGTGTTTGTAGATTACTTTTCTAGTTTTGGTAGGATTGATGATTATCTCCGTAAGGTAAAACTTGAGAGAATGTCTAATTATCCTACGTCACTGCCTGGTATGGGCCCGCAAGATGATATGTTCAGTGATTTCACTATGCATCCAAACGATATGGAGTTTGAGTGCCGTGAAGTAACAAATGAGACATTTGTGAACTATCTGGAGATTGTAACTTCCCATGCAGTAGAGGTATCAGTGCCAGGCAAATCAATCAAGTGGGTTGTGTATGA